TTGATTGGCGTCGGTGGATTTGCGGCACATTTTGACAATCACACTCAAGAGTGGGAACTTAAATCAAACCCTGCCAATCCCACTATAAAGGCTTGGCTCCGTGTTGATGGTCGATACTACGCCGCCGGAGATACTAAAGTTTCAATTGGCAAAGCGCAAGAATTCTACGACTACAATTATTAAAGCTTTTCCTTCTCGTTACAGCCAAGACCCCACTTCGGTGGGGTTTTTTGTTTTTATAAAACTTCTAAAAAACTTCTAAGACGAAATTAATACAGTCTGTCATATTTTTTAAGTTTTTGATATTTATATATGAATATGAATACACAAACTTTTTTAGGAGAAAATACATGGCAGATTTAATTGACCCTTCAGAAATAATGTTTACGCCGTTTGAGCCACAGGTAGCAAACCGTTTCATCATGTATGTTGAGGGATTACCAGCATATCTAATCAAGACTGCTAATAGACCAACTATTACATTTGAAGAGATAACATTAGAACACATGAATGTCAAGCGATATGTGAAAGGTAAAGGAGAATGGGGTACGATTGAAATCACATTGTATGCACCAGTTGTTCCTTCTGCCGCACAGGCTGTCATGGAATGGGTTCGTCTATCACACGAATCAGTAACAGGCCGAGATGGCTACTCTGATTTTTATAAGAAGGATGTCACAATTGATGTTCTGGGTCCAGTTGGAGACAAAGTTGAAGAATGGACAGGTAAAGGATGTTGGATTCAGGAAGCAAACTTTTCAGATTTAGATTGGTCATCAAGCGAACCTGCAGAGGTTTCTTTGACACTTCGTGCTGACTACTGGATACTTCAATTCTAATCGGGAGACAGTAAATGAAAAAATCCGAACTGCGTCAAATGATTAAAGAAGAGCTTTTGAATGAAGCGACGTTCAAACAGGGTCAGGAGTATGAAGTATACAATGCCACTAACGGTGAGTGGCACCAAGATGCGAAATATTTGGGTAAGGATTACACTACTAATGGATATATGTTCCTTAGTGATTTTGGCGACGGTGGATATTTTGTATTGATTCCACGGGGAAAAGTTAAGAAATATGTTAAGGAGTAAATAATGAACGTACAGCAACGAAAATTAACAGGAGCATCCGTATTATTTGCAACAGCAACAGCGATATTGTTCCTTACAGATTTAGCAACCTTTGACCAATGAGCAGATTTCACTCAAGTCGTGTGGGGTTTGTATGTAGCCGGTAATGGTATAGAACATGGTGCCGCCGCTTTTAAGCAACAAAGGGAGCATAATGAAAAAATCCGAACTGCGACAAATGATTAAGGAAGAATTGTTGAAGGAATACGAGATAGAATCCCTTGGTGATATTTTACACAGCGGAGAGCTAAAGAACGCTATGTATCATATGTCTGATGGTGCTGAGGCTATTAGAAATGTCTCGAAGATGTTGAATGTCCCCAACATATCCAAGAGTCACCCCAACGGAGATAAAGATTTGCAAAAAATGTCAACTCAACTTGACAAGCTTTCATCCCAAATTTGAAAATATTGTATCAAAAATTACCCCAATGAAAAGTGAAATGGTAACTGGTCAAAGGGTATCAGCGGAAACATGCCAAAATAAAGTTTTAACAAATAAGTTACGAAAATAAAACTTTCTTATATTTATATGTAGAAATATAAGGAGAAAGTGGTGGCAACACATATTACAAAAAACAAAAAATTATTATCCGTGTCTATAAACGACAAGATTCTTGAGGAATTTAAGGAATTGGCAGGGAAGAAATGTATCAACAAATCAATGTTGGTGGAATCGTTATTGAAATCTTGGATAGAAGATAATGAGTAAGTTTTCTCGGAACTGTCCAAATTGTAATATTCAGCTATCGTATTCTAATAAATATTTGTTGGCTCGTGCCATAGCAAAAAATACGGCATGTAGACCGTGCGCAATATCTGGTAACCGGAATCCGATGTATGGTAAAACCCACACAAAAGAAACTTTAGCTCTTATGAGTAAAAATAGTATCGGTACAAATGTCGGTGAAAAGAGCGGATTATATGGAAAATTTGGAAAAGACCACCCAGGATTCGGTAGGAAAATGTCGGCCAAGGACAAGCAGGAAACAAGTGCCAGATTCAAAGGAATCCCTAAATCAGATGAGCACAAGCGCAAATTGAGATTAGCGCAAATCAATAACATTCAGCGAAAATATGGGCAAAATTTTCCGAACTATAATGAAACATCGTGCATTGCCTTTGACAGGCTCAATTCAGAATTATCATTAAATGGACAACATGCCGAAAATGGCGGCGAGTTTTATATTAAACAGTTGGGATATTGGGTTGATTTTTATGTACCAGAATTAAATTTGGTAATAGAATGAGATGAAGCGTATCACAGCTATCAAAAAGAAAAAGATGCAATGAGACAAAACGAAATAACTGAACACCTACAGTGTACGTTTCTGAGGGTTGAGCAGGATTCGTTTGATTACAATAAATTAAAACAAACGGTAAAGGAGTTATACCATGGCAGAAACTAAATACCCAAGCGAGATAATCTCACTTCCATCCAAAGGATTCTTCTACCCAGAAGACAATCCATTGGCATCGGGTGAAGTAGAAATGATGTATATGAATGCATCTCACGAAGATATATTAACCTCACAAAATTTAATACGGAGGGGGGTGGTTATCGACAAGTTATTAAAGTCTCTTGTTGTTGACAAATCCATTAATTTGGATTCAATGCTGATTGGTGACAAAAATGCATTGATGGTAGCGGCCCGTGTATTAGGATATGGCAAAGCTTATGACTTTGAGTTAGACTGCCCTGCATGTGCAGAGCATAATAAGGACACTGTGGATTTAACCACATTGGAAGAAAAGAAAATCAATTTTGATGGTCTTGAAAAGGGAGTAAATGAGTATTCGTGGACACTCCCAAATTCAAAAATACCAATCAAATTCAAATTGCTCACTCAATCGGATGAGCGAGATATTGATGCTGAATTGAAAGCGTTGAAAAAGCTTTCTAAGGGACAGGCAGAGAAGGAAGTCACAACTCGCTTGAAGAAGGTATTGATTGAGGTTGACGGTAAGACCGAGCGGGCAGTTATCAACAAATTTGTAGATACAACTTTTCTTGCCGTGGATTCATTAGCACTCCGAGAATATTTAAAATCAATCACTCCGGATATAGACATGAGCTATAACTTCGAATGTTCATTATGTGCATACGAAGAGGAGGTTGCCGTCCCAATGACGGTACGATTTTTTTGGCCTTCCACCAGAGTATAAGGTAATTGTACACGAGGAGATTTACAACTTGTGTTACTACGGAAAGGGCGGATTCACACATTCAGAGGTATATTCTATGCCTGTGTGGCTCCGTCGTTTCTATTTAAAGCAGATTCAGAAAACTCATGCTGAGGAGCAAAAGCGGAACGATGATGCAACCAAAAAAGATTCCCCACATACCAAACCATCTTGGGCTAAGTAAAATTTGGAAAACTGATATTTATATATGTTAGGAACAACCTATGAGTTCGTATGAAATAATTAAGATTGAATTTGAACGACTGTGTGATGTATACTCAATAGACGTTCCGAACATTGAACCTGCATTTATTGATGATAAATGCGATACCACCAATCCACCACATTTCATACGAATAAAAGAGCAATCATGCGATTCCGTATATCAAGCGAGACATCTATTTGGGCATTATTTATCAGACTTACATGCCATAGATGATGAGCAATCAGATATTGTCGCTGATATAATTGCAGATTTAATTGGAGAAAAGTATGAGTAAATTAGACGAGGGAATTCTGGATATCATTGATAAATTTTTGGTATTTATTATCAAGAATGATAAAGATGCGGCAAAGAAATTTGTTAAAAATCATCCAGAATTAAAAAAGCATAAAAAAGAAATAAAAAAGAAATTGGCCAAGGCTGAGAAGTCGTTAGACAAGGCTAACAAATCTTGAGATGTTATAGTAGGCAAAAAATAAATTAGGAAAATCATGTGGCTAAAGTAAATGAAAAAACTTCCGCTGACCTCAAAATATTAAGAGCGCAAACTGTAGAGATTAGAGCGCAAATTGATGAATTGAAGAAAAAGTCAAAGCTTGAAGCTGGAATCACTGCCAAGCAGGAGGTTCAGCTTGCCACATACGAGCGACAATTGAAACTGAAGCGTGAGGAATTGTCCCAAAATAGACAAGTTGAAAAGCAAGTTAGTAAACAAGCAAGTATGCGTGGAAAGTTGGCTCGTGAATTTGGGTCACTGTCAGATAAACAAAAAGAAATTTTAAAGAATGAATATCATTATGCAGACTTGTCCCGACGTGTTGTTGATACCGCTGAGCGAAAAACTAAAACTCATGAGCTGGTTAATGATTTGGCAACAGACCAACGGGATTTGGCAATCTCTATGGTTAGAGCAGAAGAGCAAATCGGAACGGAACAGTTTAGTGCGGTAGATACCTCAAATCAATTAAATGCATTATTAGAAAAGCGTCAACTTATACAAAAAAATTATACAGGGTCAAATACGGAACTTGGTGAGGCTTTGATTGACCAAGTTGATTTTTATATTGACCAAGTTAAAGCTTTTAAGGAAATCGCTGATTTTCAATCATTGACCAATGATAAAACAAATGAGA